GGAAAATTTCATTTAAGAAGAACAATTAATGGCCAAACAATCACTCAAGGAAATAATAAAACTTGAATATCAAAAATGTGCATCAGACCCTGCATATTTTATGAAGAAGTATTGTATGATACAACATCCTGTACGTGGTAAAATTCCATTCCATTTATATCAATTTCAAGAAAGAACAGTTGACGAATTTACAAAACACAGATATAATATTATCCTAAAATCTCGACAAACAGGTATTTCAACCTTAACTGCGGGATTTTCTTTATGGAAAATGTTATTTAATCAAGATTTTAATGTATTGGTAATTGCAACTAAACAAGAAGTTGCCAAGAACCTTGTAACTAAGGTTCGTGTGATGAATCAATACTTACCATCGTGGTTAAAACAAAATACAATAGAAGATAATAAATTATCTTTACGATATTCCAATGGTTCTCAAATTAAAGCAACTTCTGCAGCAAGTGATGCTGGTCGTTCTGAAGCACTATCCTTATTGGTGTTTGATGAAGCTGGATTTATTGATAAAATTGAAGATATTTGGATATCTGCACAATCAACCTTATCAACAGGGGGAAATGCAATTATCTTATCTACACCAAATGGTGTTGGAAACTTTTTCCACAAAATATGGGTAGGTTCTGAAGATGGAACGAATACATTTAATAATATCAAATTACATTGGACAATTCATCCAGAAAGAGACCAAGCATGGAGAGATGAACAAGAAATTTTATTAGGACCAAAAGGAGCCGCACAAGAATGTGATTGTGATTTCGTTAGTTCTGGTGATACTGTAATAGACCCACAACTTTTAATGTTTTATAAGGAAACTTATTGTCAAGAGCCAATTGAAAAAACTGGATTTGATGGAAATCTTTGGAAATGGGAATATCCAAATTACAATAAAGGATATATGGTAGTTGCCGATGTTGCTCGTGGTGATGCTAGTGATTACTCTGCTTGTCATGTGATTGATATTGAAGCTTCCACACAAGTTGCAGAATATAAAGGTAAATTAGATACAAAAGATTTTGGAAATTTCTTGGTAGCACTTGCAACTGAATATAATCAAGCATTACTTGTAATTGAGAATGCTAATATAGGTTGGGCAGTAATTCAACAAGTAATTGATAGAGGATATCAGAACTTATTCTATATGAGTAAGGATTTGAAGTATGTAGATGTAGAACATCAATTACATAATAAATATAGAGCAGAAGAACGAGGTATGATTCCTGGATTCTCCACAACTTCTAAAACAAGACCTCTTATTATATCTAAGTTAGAACAATATATAAGAGAAAAATCAGTAACTATACGTTCTACAAGAATGATAGATGAATTATTTACATTTATATGGAATGGTAATAGGGCAGAGGCAATGAGAGGATATAATGATGATTTAACAATGTCATTATCAATTGGATTGTGGGTTAGGGATACTTCTCTTAGATTAAGACAAGAAGGAATTGACTTAACTAAACAAACTTTAGGTGGAATAGGACAATCTACTGCAGGATTTGAAGGTGGATTTGGTGGTAACACTTTTACGGATGAAAATCCATGGAAAATGAGAATAGGTGAACACGAAGAAGACATAAGTTGGTTACTAGATAGTAAGAAAAAAGATTAATTGAATAAATCTATATTTATAGTATAGGAGAAAATAAGTATGATATCATTTATGAAATTATTATTAGAAAATCAGAATTACTGTGAAGAATATACAGTAAAGAACTATCAAGAACATAAAGCAAGATACAATTCTTGTAAAACATGGTAAAATAAAGGTTATAAATTAAAAAAAATTAAAATAAAATGGCAGATACTTCATTTTTCGGACGTTTAACAAAACTATTTCGTACTAAGGCAATCGTAACGATTGATAGTCAAGGTAAGAGAAAAGTTTTTGACGGTGATGAAAGACAACAAACAAATCTATCTTCTCTGAGAGATAGATACACGAAGATACAAAAATCTTTCTTCGAACAAGCAGGTGGTGCACAATCAATGGCATACCAACAAGTTCGTAGAGAAGTTTTTAGAGATTATGATGCAATGGATAACGACCCGATATTAGCATCGGCACTTGATATCTATGCAGATGAATCTACATTAAAAAACGAATTCGGTGATACTTTAATGATTCACTCGGATAATGAAAAAGTAAAAGATATTCTTGATAACTTATTCTATGACATCCTTAATGTTGAATTCAACTTATGGCCATGGGTAAGAAATATGTGTAAATATGGAGATTTCTTCTTAGGTTTAGAAGTAGCAGATGGAAGGGGTATCGTAAATGTTACTCCCCACTCAGTTTACAATACAGAACGTTTAGAAAGAACAGACCCTACCAATCCAAATTCGGTTAAGTTTAAAATAACTGAAGACCCGAATGGGAAAGAAGAATATGAAAACTTTGAAATAGCACATTTCAGATTATTAGCAGATACAAACTGGTTACCATATGGTAAATCAATGATTGAAAATGGGAGAAGGTTGTGGAAACAATTATCTCTTATGGAAGATGCAATGTTAATCCATAGAATTATGAGAGCACCTGAAAAGAGAGTTTTCAAAATTGATATCGGTAACATTCCTCCAACAGAAGTTGATAACTATATGCAACGAATTATTAACAAGATGAAGAAAGTTCCTTTTGTTGATAAGAATACAGGTGACTATAACTTAAAGTATAATATGCAAAACCTAACAGAAGATTTTTATCTTCCTGTTCGTGGTGGTGATAGTGGAACATCTATTGATAATCTTCAAGGTTTAGAATATGCAACTATTGATGATATTGATTACTTAAAGAATAAAATGTTTGCAGCATTAAAAATTCCAAGAGCATATTTGGGATATGAAGAAAATGTAAATGGTAAAGCTACATTAGCAGCTGAAGATGTAAGATTTGCAAGAACAATTGAAAGAATACAACGAACAGCAGTTTCAGAATTATCTAAAATTGCAATAGTTCATTTATATGCACAAGGAATACAAGATTCAGAAATGACTAACTTTAGTTTATCATTAGTTAATCCATCTACAATATACGAACAAGAAAAAGTAAACTTGTGGAGTGAGAAAGTTAGGTTGGCTCAAGATATTCAAGGTCTTAATATGCTATCCAAGGATTGGGTATATGATAATATATTCAAATTAAGTGGAGGTGAACAAGATGTACAACGAGTTAAGATGTTAGAGGACCTTAAAGATAGATTCAGATTCCGTTCCATTGAAGATGAAGGTAATGATCCAGCACTTGAAGATGAAGAACCAGATGATATAGAAGAATCAATTGAAAAAATAAAACAAGAGATTAAAAATAAAGGTGGAAGACCAAGAGAGGGAGGAACGTATGGGAAGGATAAACACCCATTAGGTAGAGACCCACTTGGTGATAAAGAAAGAACATCGAAACGTACTCGAACTTCCGAAGAAAAGGCATTGAAATATATCAATGGAATTGCATCAAAACGAAAGTATTTACACGAAGACACAGACATGTTAAATGAGGATAATATCCTCTCTGATACGGAAAATTAATTTATCTTTTATATTTTTATATTTATAATAGGATAAATTTACCATATCATAATTGGAAAACTATCAAATGAAAAAAATAAGACACTCTAAATTTAAAAATACAGGGTTTTTATTCGAGCTACTCACAAAACAAATAACACTTGAAGTGTTAAATGGTTCAGAGGAGAAATCGAAGGAAATCATCAAAGAATTCTTTGCGGGAAAAAGTGAATTAGCAAAAGAATTAAGGCTTTTTAATTTATTAATAAATGAAAAGTATAACTCAGAAGCAAAAGCTGAGAAATACATTGATGCTATATTAGAAGCACACACACGACTAGATTATATCAAACTTAAAAGAGAAAAGTACAATCTTGTTAAATCAATTAAAGAAACATTAGATATTGATAACTTCATGTCATCTCCTGTTACTAATTATAAGATTTTAGCTTCTATTCACAAACTTTTTGAAGCTAAAGCAATAAACGTTACTGATGTTAAGGACGTATTTGATTCAAAACTCACTCTTGTAGAACATATCTCAACTAAAAATACTACT